GATCGAACTGTGTATCACAATGGCATATAATGCCAAAGTAAATTATGAAGACATCTATTCACAAGTTCGAACTTGGGATTGTTTGATCTATAACTATCTTCGAAAGAAAAATATCTGTGTGCCTTTAAAAAGAGAAAGTGATTCACAAGAACTTGTTGGTGCATATGTGAAAGACCCACAAGTTGGTTTACATGAATGGGTTGTATCTTTTGACTTGAACTCTCTATATCCACATTTGATTATGCAATATAATATTTCACCAGAAACAATTGTTAATGCAAAAAATGATTTAGATATTGATAAACTATTAGATAGAAAATATAATCTTACAAAACTTAAAGATAAAAATGTCACAGTTGCCGCAAACGGCACAATGTATAAAACAGATAAACAAGGTTTTCTACCAGAGATTATTCAAAAAGAGTATAATGATCGTGTAAAATATAAAAAGATGATGATACAAGCACAACAAGAATATCAAAAGACAAAGAACAAAAAATTATTAGATGATATTGCCAAGTATCATATTATTCAGTTTTCAAAAAAGATATCTCTAAACAGTGCCTATGGTGCGATAGGTAATCAATACTTTAGACATTATGATCATCGAATGGCAGAAGCAATCACAACGTCTGGTCAATTATCTATTCGTTGGATAGAAAAAAAGATGAATGAGTATTTAAATAAACTAATCAAAACAGAAAAGAAAGATTATATTATTGCATCAGATACAGATTCAATCTATATCAATATGTCTGGTCTTGTAAAAAAGATTGGTTCTAATTTAGATAAAACAAAAGTGGTCAAGGCATTAGATAAATTCTGTGAAGAAAAGATTGAACCATATATTGATAAGTGTTATGCTGAACTGGCAGATTATATGAACGCATATGAACAAAAGATGCAAATGGCAAGAGAAGTTATTGCAGACAAAGGTATCTGGACTGCCAAGAAAAGATATATTCTGAATGTTCATAATTCTGAAGGTGTTCAATATGCAGAACCACAATTAAAAATGATGGGTATCGAAGCAGTTAAATCATCTACACCAATGGTTTGTCGTGCCAAGATTAAAGAAGCATTGAATATCATTATGACACAATCAGAAAGTGAATTAAGAACATTTGTAAATGATTTTAGAATAGAGTTCGAACATCTATCACCAGAACAGATTGCATTTCCAAGATCAGTCAAAGGTCTTAAAAAGTATGCAGACAGTAATTCTATCTATAGAAAGTCCACACCAATGCATGTGAAAGGTGCATTAATTTATAATCATCTTATTAAAGAAAAGAAACTACACACAAGATTTACTTACGTCAATGAAGGTGATAAGATCAAATATGTTCTATTAAGAAAACCTAATGCATATCAAACAAACGTAATATCGTTTATGACTAAATTACCACCACAGTTTAACTTTCATGCTTTGATTGATTATGAAACACAGTTTCAAAAGTCATTCTTTGAACCATTGAGATTTATACTTGATGCGATTAATTGGAAAGTAGATGCCAGTGGTATGAATACAATAGAAAGTTTCTTTTCATAATGTTTGATTTTACACCATATCTTAACCAAGAACAATTACCTATAATGAATCGAACACAGTTTGAATCTGTGACTGAACAGATAGGTAAAGAACAATTTAGATTAGACTTGGCAGAATATATTGCCACAGAAAGACCACCATTTCCATTTAAGAACTATACTAGAGAAAGAATGGTTGATAACTTTCTTAAATTAAAATCATTTGATACATCAACAAACCTAACACCCAAAGATAAGTTAGAGAGAAAAGTATTTGAAAAATATGATGACTATGAACATAACTTTGATAAGTATGGTCTTGGTTTGATTGATTGTTCAAACACATATAACGTTTGTTCTAATTATTTCCATGAACAATTAAGACTGAGATGCCCATGTTATAGTTTTGAAGGCCCTGCTGAAGTATGGGAAAAAGGTAATGCAAAAGAAGTATGGGGTATTCTCGGTGCATTATGGCGTGGCATATCAAGTAAAACTTTAGATCATTCTAATTATCTTGGTGCAATACGACTTGGCACTTATATCGCAACACAATTTAAACCAGTTGTTGCAAAAGCAGTTTATGATATGACTAACGCAGAAAGAGTATTAGATACAAGTTGTGGTTGGGGTGATCGACTTGCTGGTTTCTATACAAGTAATGCAAAAGAATATATTGGTTGTGATCCAAACCCAAATACATTTGAAGTATATAAAAAACAATGTATTGAATATGAAAACATTTTAGGTAATAGTGATCCAAAAATATTTGAAGTAAATAATAAATTTACTGTTGATGGTGAAAAGAAAGTCACTATCTATCGTAGTGGTGCAGAAAACTTACCATGGCAAAATATAGATAATATTGATTGTTCGTTTACATCACCACCATATTTCTCTACTGAAGAATATAACAAAGGTGGTGAACATGAAGAAGATCAATCATGGCATAAGTTCAATGAATATAATAAATGGCAAGATGATTTCTTTGTGCCTGTATCATTGAACTGTATTGAAAGAAGTAAACACACTTTAATTAATATTATGGATCCAAAAGTCAAAGGTAAAAGATATTATACAAGTGACAATCTTATCAATCAAGTAGATAGTTTCAGAGGTCAAATTGGTATGAGAATTATGCAACGACCTAAGAACCTCAAAGATAAAGAACAACACAAAGAGTTTATGAATGATATTTACATCGAAAACGTATGGTGTTTTAGTGAAGAAAAAGACTATGATTATTTTCATTCTACTCGAAAACAAACATTAGAGGAGTTTTTTTAATGGAAAACCTGTGGATAAACGATGACTGTTTCAATATATTACCTAAGATAGAGGATAACACTACCCAATTAGTTTTTACTGGTATACCTGATTCTAACGATTTAGGTTTAGATGAAGACTTAGGCATGTATAGTAAGTTTGTTGATAGTTGTTTAGATCATTTTACTCGTATTACAAAAGATACTGGATTCATAGGTCTATGTCAAACAGATAGAAAGATGAGTGGTGCTATTCATTCTAAACACACAATGTTAATCAATAGAATGTTAGACAGAGATTATATAATGAAAGATTATAAGATAGTTTTAAAAAGACCTATGCCAAATGATTATAAAGATCAGTTTATCTTTCCATATTTTCATTTCTGTATTTTTACAAAGAAAGGCACAATACGAAGAACTGGTGATTGGATGAGGAATGTTTTAGATTATAAAATGAAAACTAAAAATACATTCTATGTTTTCCCACCAGAGTTCATTCAACTACCCATAGAGTTTCTTACAAAAGAAAATGATTTAGTTGTTGATCCATTTGCAGGCACAGGTGGTATTATTAAAGTTGCAAAAGAAATGAACAGAAAATATATTGGTGTTGAACTCGACAAAGAAACATATAGTGTTTGTGATTTGAAATAAATATGAGAATGATATCAGAACAAGAATATTTTAAGTTACAAGAATATTATGATTATCAACGCAAGGTTGAATACAATAGAGAATTAACAATGGCAAAAATAAAACAATTATGGAATGAACACGAATGGGAAGAAATATTTGAAGTTGTGTGGAGCAAAGTATCAACAGAAAATTATATTGACCCACCAAGTAATTATGTGCCAGAAAATGAAAGTTTAAGATTTGAGAATGAAAATATTGAGAAGTGGAGATCGATACCTTGGAGATTCATACCAAAAGATGAAGACGATAGGTCAGAGTATAAAATATAATGTATGAAAATTCAGAATCAATACTTGTGCCGGGCACAATAGTAGAACACGTTGAATATCCCGAATGGGGTCAAGGACAAGTGCAGTCTTGTATTAATAACACTGTGACTATTAACTTTCAGAACGCAGGTAAAAAAACACTCAAAGTAGAATATGAAAAATTTAAGATATTGTAATGGATAAAAAACAGTTAGATAGAATAGAAAAGAAACTAGAAGAAATAGAGAAAAAATTAGATAACCATATCGAAACAATATGGGAAGTGTATAAACCAATAAAGAAAATATTAAAACGTTTAGAAAGATTTAAAATATTCTAATGGTTTATGTTAATCTAATCACAGACACAGAAAGAGAGCATTTCTACATAGAGGAAGAATTGCTTGACAAATTTAAAGAAATGTGTTATAATAACAACTACTATTATATAATAGCTAGAACTAACGGAGGTGAAAAGTAAATGAATTTTTTAAAACAAATAATCAAAGAAACAGGTAATGAGTTCGCATCGATTGTTGATGAGGGTGTCGAAGCGGGTGATGTTGCTAGTTTTATTGATACAGGTTCGTATATATTTAACGGACTAATATCAGGTTCAATCCATGGTGGATTACCTGCAAATAAGATTACTGCAATCGCAGGTGAAAGTGCTACTGGTAAAACATTCTTTGTTTTAGGTATGGTCAAAAGTTTCTTAGACAATAATCCAGATGCAAACGTTGTGTACTTTGAATCAGAAAGTGCATTGACAAAAGATTTAATTGAAAGTCGTGGTATTGATTCTTTC